CTCGGTCCGGTGCTCTTGCCTTCGCCGCCCGCCAGGCCGCCTTGTATCTTCGCCTGGGCTTCCGCGCGCTTAGTCTGCGCATCGAGCATACGGGCGTCTGCCGCCGTCTTCTGCGCCCCGGCCACGATGTTGCCTTGCTGGATCTGAGCCTGGATCTGCTGCAGCTCTGGTGGCGGCGAGGCTTGGGCCTGGGGTGGTGCAAGGAACTGATCGGGGTTGTTGAAGCCGAGTGCGACGAGGGCCGCGCGGTCAATCGCGATCGGATCGTAGAGCGAGGGCTGGGCCGCCTGCAGTTGCTTCAGCGCCATGATCTTCATCACGCGCTGCCCATGCGAGGCCGTGTTGGGGTCAGCTTGCGGCACGATATCCGCGTCTTCGAGGGCGTCGAGGAAGGTTTGCTCATCCCATTTATACGCCGGCTTGCGGTTCTGCTGCCAGAAGCTCTTGGGGTGCTCTTTGAACACTTTGGCCAAGAGCTGGAACTCTTGGGCCTGAGATGCATGCAACCGCTTGTGCACGGAATTCATGACCTTGGTGGCCTGCTCGATCATCGCCAGCGTCGTGCCTACTGGCGCGTCCGCCCGCCCCTCGCCCACTGCTTGCTCGCTAGTGCCGCCAATTCGCATGCCAGTTTGGGCGATGTCGTTGACAAGCTGCATAAGAGCTGGTTGCGGCGGCTGATACGGAAGGGGCATGATGGCGTCCCGGATGGGCATTCCGTTGGTCTTGACGGGAGCGCCACCGCCCGGCGGTACACGGAAGATGTTCGTGTTTTGACGAGATCCGCTATCCGCCATAAGGAAACCAGGGAAATTAGAATACATGCCAGCGTCAAGAAGCTCCCGCCAAGCAGCTGTAATAGCATTGGTTGTGTTTCCCAGAATGGCCAGGAGGCCGATGTCATAGAAGCCAAAGCCCGGCACAAACGTGTACTTGATGAAGGTCGTGCGCGCTTCGGGTAGCTCTTTGGTATCTTCCTCGTAGTTGCGCACGACAGATAAAACCTGCCGCGATGATACATCGATGGTGACGCGGTAGGGTATCTCTAGCCCGGTGGGCTTACCCTTCATCTCGTGCTCGTAACCCTTGATATCCAGCTCACAATAGCACTCGTAAATCTCCCGGTCGCGGTCTTCCGGGTTCATGGAGTTGATCGAAATGCCCTCTTGCGCCTTGCGCTCGATCTGCACGGCATCGAGCTGAGCCATGTTTGGGGTGTGCAGCGGGATATCTCGGTAAACCCCGAGGATCTGCATGCGCTTCACCGTGCTTGGCTTCAAGCTAATGCGGTGCGTCACGCGGGTGGCGTTCTTCAAATCCGTGGCGCTGTTGTTGACGATCAAGTCTTCGGCGTCCACGGTCTCCGACACCGGCCGGTTGCGCAACGGGCATTGGTGCACCTTCTTGAAGCTGGTGCCCCCAAACCCGAGCATAAGCAACATGCGGTCTGTGTCGGGATAATACTCCGATGCCGTGCTGGTTAGGTAGTGGTTGAGGTCTTTTTCGAGGTAATCCGCTAGCCGGTCCTGGTTGACGTCGTCGCCGTTGCCGTCGTCGCGAACCTTCACTGGCCCGTCCGTAGGCAACAGTTCAGACCTCGCGTTGGCCTGAAAACGGAGCACCGCTTCGAGCAGCAGGGGGTGGCGCACCCGGCTAATGCCCTCCACTGGGGCTCCGTCCGCGCTACCGCCGAGGCCCGGCAGGTCCAGCTTCAGGCCCAGCAAGCGCATGCCGTTGGCGCGGTCGTCAATCCACTCTTGCCGGGAGGTGATGTCGTCGCGGATGCCGCGCAATATCTCTTCAGCCATGCGCGTGAGCTCCATGGCGTCTATTTCATCTACGAGATTATCCCACCAGCCGCCCGGCCCCGTCTTGGTTGCCTTCTCAAGTGGCGTGCCGTCAGTGGTGATGGTGATGGAGCCGTCATCATGCTCTATGCGGAGGAGATCGCCGTTGCCATTGCGGATTTCACCGTTAACCGGGTCGTCGTTCTGGGCAACTGTCACGTCGCGGGCCTGCTGAGGTGATGGCGGCGGGGTGCTGTCGACCAGTCGGATATTCGGGCTCAATCCAGCCATTCAGGGGCTCCTATGCCCAGACTGATTGCCACTAAATTACGGCAGACGCAACATTAATGCTCAAACCGGGTATATCGGCCCTGGTGAGTGGTTGAATTGCATGCTGCCCGTGACTTCGGCCGCCCATTCCGGTGCTCTGGTGAGCAAGCCAAGCTGCCGCAAATGGCTTATTCCTTGCGAAACGGTGTCGCAGTTGTGCACTAACATGCCGTTCGCGTAGTAGCAGTGCGCGCCCTCAACTGTCAGATTGTACACGGGCTGTGTAATAGGGGTGTGCGTGCTTGCACTTTCCAAGTTTATAAGCGGACTTTTGTAGCTGGCATGCGGGCGAGCACATAATCTTTCGCGCGCTTCTGAACTCAAACTCGGCCCCACACCAATCGCAAGGCCGCACGCCGAGGATAACACGCTCATCTCCAACGCACCGCGCCTCTCTAGCCTTAACCAGGGAAAGAGCGCTAACCCGGCGATGCCAATCCCGCCCCTCTTCTGACTTGTGCCACGCACTGGCGAGGGGGCGTACGCGCGCCAGGTTGGCCGCAACCGCTTCCCGATCAATTTTCTTAGGCATGCGCCTATGCACGCCTTCCGGTAAGCACTCCAGATTATCAATGCTAAAATTAAACACGTCACCATCTCTGTGGTGTACGTCGTGCTTCGGTGGAACAGCGCGGCCGGCGTTTTTTTCCCAGATCGCAACGTGCAGCCCTTTAGCTCTGCGCCGCCCCTCGTTGCTCCTGGATTGGCTGAGGTAGTACCGCCGCTTTCCACCCATGCGGCGGTATGTGACACCGTCGAAAACAATTTCCTCCGGCGCTGTGTCTTCACTAAATCGCATAAACCCAACCCTACCGTCAAAGATTCCTGGTTTATACTATCCAATGGCTGATACATGTTGTCAAGCGTAAATACAGGATGATTAGCCGTTCCTGTCAATGACTTAGCACTAACAACAGGCTTTGCCCCCGTGCACCCAGCTGCTTCAACTTTGCGCCAGCCAAGGGGTGTTAGCACCTCGTCGGCAGTGGTTACCCTCTCTATCGGGATAGAACCCCGCCTGGTAGCTATTTTTGTCCCCGCCACGAGGCACAGATCGTCATGTTTCCCTTTCGGGAACACGCTAACCTCTTGAATTACTTGCTGTGCCCACACTTTATCAGGCGCGTAGATCATGCCCTCGGCAAAGAGATGTTGCACTGCATACAGCCGCGATAGCTTGTCCATGCCTTTGGGGTCCAATAGCTGTACGCCCCAGTCCTCGTGCCCGAAGAGCCGCCGCATTTCCTGCGCTACTGAGTAGCCGCTGGCTTTGTTCTCGATCAGCAGCTTATCGACTTTCATGTCTTTGCAGGTCTTCGCCACTTTCTGCACCAGCTCATGCAACGGCAAGCGCTCCGCCCAGGCATAGGCGAGCATGACGCGCGGGGCGTCTCCGCCAACCGCGCTGTGCTTGGTGCGCACGGTCTGTCCGAGATCGAACATCTCCTCGCTGCCCTCTTGCCGGAGCATGCGGCCCCCGGGCGATGCCCAGTTGGCGGCATACAGCGCGCTGGCGCCGGTAAACACGCCCCACACGGTCATGGCGCTTGGGTCGTTCTCTGTTTTCTCTGTAAAGGCGGTATCCAGGCTGCCGATGATATAATCGAAGGGCGGGTACTCCTTACCCTCCCAGAGCTGCCACCATTCATTCTTGATAATGCCGCCGCCGCGCGGCGCTGGCTCCTGGGCGAACTGCCCGGCCGTGGCGTACGGGCCTAGGATCTTCTCATCGCGTTCGACGACGTGCAGCGGGAAGCGGGCCGGAAACAATAGCTGGCCTTCCTCGCGCCGGGGATCTTCGTACCCGATCTTGGTCTTTGTGCCCGCGCGCCACGAGGCATACCGCATAGGCAAGCAAAGGTGGTCATACCCCAGCTTGTCCTCAAGAATGACGCCGGATACATCGTCCTCGTGGAGCCGCTGCATGATCACGACAATGGCCGATTTATCCGGGTTATTGACGCGCAGAGGTACGGCCTCGCGGAACCAGGTGTTGACAGAGCCTCTGACTTGGTCGGAGTTGCCGTCGTCCACGGATAGCGGGTCATCGATAATCACGCGGTCTCCGCGCTTGCCGGTGATCCCGCCGGATGCCGCTGCCTGGCGCCAGCCGCCCATGGTGTTCTCGAAATTGGTCTTGGCGTTTTGATCTGAGGTCATACGCACGTGCGGCCACCGCGTCATGTACCAATCAGATTGCACGAGGCGCCGCATGCGGAGGGTATCGCGGATGGCGATGTCCAGGGAGTGTGACGCGGTGATGTACCGCAAATGCGGCATATTGCACGGACCCCACTCCCACGCCGGCCAGAATACGCTCACCATTAGCGATTTCATGGTGCCGGGCGGGATGTTCGCCAGCAGCCGGTTGTAAAGCGTGCCGTCATCCATAACGAATTCGTCGGTGATCGCTTCCAGATGCTCCGCTATGCCATGCAGGTGCCAGCCCTCGGTGTAAGGCTGGCCGGGCTCGATGATGTGCCAAGAGCGCTTGACAAACGCCATGAGGCTTTCGCGGCATTCTACGCGGTCGAGCTCAATAAGCGAAGCAGCTGCGTTTATCTTCTGCCCGTTGATCTCGATTGTGCCCATGTAGGCAGCTTAGCATCCTAAACGGAACGAATGGAAGTAGACTGCTGCGCATATGACGATGATACCGGCAGCTGGGTACATCGGGCACAAGGCCAAGCCCGCGAGATAGGTGCACAGCACCGGAGCGATGCGGAAGGCGTACACCAACGCCATTATAACTATGATTGTTGTCATCTTTCAGTCTCCTCTGTCAGTTTCGGCTTTAACCGCGCGCTCTAGCGCTAACCGCAGCACCGCGCGCTGATCATCGTCCAGGTCGCTCGCATCGATTGTAACGCCCATCGTCGCGATGGGTCTGCCGTCCGCTCCAGTGTGCTCGAAGCGCTGTGTCTCGCGCCAAAGCCCTTGGGTCTTGAGGTAGAAGATCAGGCAGGCGTTATCGCCGTCTAGCCCTTTTTGGATAAGCTTACCGGCCATCTTAGCCACGGTCAGCTGCTTGCCGTTGGTGAGCTCGTGATTGAAATGCTTTTCGAGGAAGTCAACATTGACCCCGGCCAGCTCCGCACATTGCTCGTTGCTTAGCCCGGCACCCTTATAGCGTGCGATCATATCCGCCCAATCTTCTGACCAGGCTTTAGGTGGCTCCACGCGGCGAGGGGCAAGGAGCTGCACCACCTGAGGCATCGGGCCACGGACACCCACAAAGGTGCTGCTGACGTTGCCAGTAATTGGGTCGATACGGTCTTTAGTAGCGCGTCTCAATGAACCGTCTCGCCTTTCCAGTTCTTTGCCAGCGTCTCCAGATCAGCGAACGCGGCGTCTTTGACAAAATCAATGTGCGGCATGATCGCGGCCATCACCGGTTGCTCGCCCGTCAGGCAGCTTTCCACCCATCCTACCAGATCCTCAGCTAGCGTGTCAGCTGCAAACTGAAATTTAGACTGGCGTTCGGCCTCCGGCAGTTGGTGGATCGCGCCCATGCAATTGACCACGGCGCCGGCCACTAAACCAAAGCCGAAACTCCAGGCGCCGTAGAACGATGACATGATCATGTTGGCGCGGTCCCGCCCAACGAGGGGCGTCAAGCGCTCAGTGGCCTCGTGCGCGCTATCAGGAATGCTCACAGCGCTCTGCTAAACGGATACTCGGTTGGGTCTAGGTACAAGTTGGCCGTAGCGCCGCCCACGCGCTCTTGGGCTTCACGGATAGCCGGCCCTGGGTCCTTAGCGTTGATATAATCCGATGGGTCAATGCTCTTACCCGCAGAGGCACAGTTAGCATCAGCCAGCCGCTTCAAGCTCGCGGCAATGCTCAACAGCGCTTTCTCTGTTACCGTTCCTTCATGCTCGTGAAAACAATTCTCCATTTTGAAGCTCCCGTAAAATTTATACTAAATCAAGGCCGGTTTGTTCGAGGGTGGCCATCGCTTCCGCGATCAGCCTTTCCCGCGTTGTGGTGCGGGCAATGCGCCCCATCCTCTGGGTAACCGTGTTTATCGGCAACTGCCCCTCAACTCTCGGCAAGCGCTGCACCCAGAACATGGCACCGCCATTAGCCCGCCTTTCGTCCTCAGTCGTCTCCCACAACACGAACTGGTGCTCAGGAAACTTCTTGACGATGCGGTATATGCCTGAGAACAGCGAGGACTCTTTTGCGCGAAAAGCCGCCCTCTCACCGATCTTAAGGCTAGCGATGTTTTTACTAATCATAAAGGAAATTTCGCACACATGAAGACACAAGTCAAGCACACAAAAAACGGCCCAATGGCTCATTCCAGGGAGGGCTAAAGCCCTAACCCTGGAAATGTGTCGCCATTTTGGGTGGAAATTTTCAGCGACACAAATGGGGTGTATCGCTGAAAATGTAACATACTGATTTTATTATATTTTTGTTGAAAACGGCGATACACTTTTAAAAACGGCGATACACTTTTCGTGTCGCCATGTAACAATGGCGATACATTTACCCCGTTTTGGCGATACATTAAAAGTGTGTCGCTGAAAATAAAATGTGTCGCTGAAAATATAGCGGGCGGTATTGCGTTGTTTTGAGCAATCAACTATGGTCAGTATTAAGTCTAAAAGGAGGCTGAACTTGACATATCTCAATAGCTACATAGCCCTGGCCAAAGACGCCCTCGCTGGCGTGCGCCGCTGCGTTAAGAACGGTGACCGTGAGGGCGCCATGCTCTGGGCGGACTTGTTTACCTGGAATATGCTCCAGGCGACCCACTCATCCAGGACATGCGCTGATGACGACGCCTAAACCGGAACGCGATGCCGCGTGGCATGCGAAGCTGGCCGCCTTGTGGCTGCAGACCGAGCCCCAATTACCAGCGTCGCAGATCGGCAAGCTGATGGGCATAACTAAAAACGCGGTCGTCGGCTGCGTCGCCAGATCCAACCTGCCCCGCCGCCCTAGCCCGATCGTGCGCAAAAACAAGCCGCACGCGCCCGAACTCAGTATCCGCAAGGCTACGCTGCGGGCCATCGTAGAGCCGGTAGCAGCGGCGAAGCCGGCGGTCGTGTTCAGGCGCCAAGTAGAGCCTTGCGCTTGGCCTGAGCGCATGGGACCACCGGCCCGGTACTGCTCAGCGGACAGCGCACCAGGCAAGCCCTACTGCGCGCACCATTGTTCTATCGCTTACCTGAAGCGGACTGGGTAACCCGCACGATTTTATTTGCAAGTAGCGCTTGCATTACCGGAAATCCCCGTTTACAGTGCTTACACGGCCTAAATACTTGCCAGGAGAAAAGTGATGACTGACAATTCGAAACCCGTATCCGCATGACAAACCCCCTGTTCTGGTTACTCGCGTGCTGCGGGCTTGTCGTGGCGGTGGTTTTGGTGGCGCAAAATTAGGCGCCTAGCATGGATGGATTGTGGTAAAATGAAGCATGCTTATCCGGTTCTCACCCACAGGAGTACGTAATGCGGTATTTCGGCGGTAAACAACGAACGGCGGCGAAACTGGCGGATTTCATGCGCCCATGCGTCGTGGAGCGCGGCGCGTATGTAGAACCATTCGTAGGTGGTGCCGCGATGATGGCCGCACAACCCGCTCCTAACCGCATAGGCGGCGATGCAAACGAGGCTCTAATAAACATGTGGGTCGCGCTCGCACACGGGTGGGTGCCGCCGCAGTGCGTCACCGAAGAGGAATACGCGGACGCAAATCGTAGGCGCGACCCATCAGACCCTCTCACGGCGTTCATCGGGTTCGGGACCTCGTTCGCCGGTAAATGGTTTGGCGGATACGCACGCGGCGGCGAGGGTCGCAACTACGCCGCTAACGCCGCATCATCGTTGAGGAAAAAGGCGCGCGGCTTGGCGGGCGTCCGCTGGCATTTCGGAGACTACCGGACGTGCCCCCTTGTCCCGCGCGCAGTGATCTACTGCGACCCACCATATGTCGGCACGACGCAATATGGCGCCGTGGGGGCTTTCAGTTGGGGCGATTTTTGGGGCTGGTGTTTGACCAAGCACGCTGAGGGGTTCGCGGTGTTCGTGTCTGAGTACACCGCCCCGCCGTCCTTCCGCGTGGCCTTTGAAGTCTCTACAAAAACAGACATTCGCACGAACGCGGCCGGTAAAGAGCCCCGCACTGAGCGGCTCTTTGTGCCGGCGGACGCCGACTATGGGCGCTAACCGGATAAGCATGAAATGAAGATACCTGAAACAGGCGATATCTGGTTGCACATCGGCGGCAAGGAGTATGCCGTCGACCGGCTAACCATAAACGCGACCACGGGCGAGCATGACGTGGTGTACTACTCGGTGGATACGTTCCAGTACTACACGCGCAGCCTGGCCAACTTCATGGGCTTTGGTGCGATGCACCATCCCAATTTCACACTGGTCGAGGGCAAGCGCATGATCGCACGCCGCGCGCCGGTTGTCCTGGGGGACGAGACAGATGTGGTATAGCCTTGTCGTTTGGGTGTTCAGCCATGTCGTTTTTGGCTTCCTGGCCCTCGTCTTGTTCGCGATATGCCTTGCCGCCCTCGCCTACGCGCTTGGGGCTGCTATGGCGGCCATGCGCAAGGGTAAGTATAACACGAGCAAGGCCGTGACCGCATTGGACGTGGCCGGCGTCTTTGTCACCGCTATTGCTTTGGTGGTAATGCCCGTAATCGTGCTCTACTGCACCGGGCGGTTAGGGTGATGTGGTGGGGCGCGCTAGCCATGACCATGATGCTGGCTAATATGGTGCTCATGGGTTGCGTACTCACAGCCTTAGCTAACTCGCCAGCGGCGCCAGCAGCCAAGCGCGTATCCGTTTCCGTGCTGCAGCTCCCAATCGATAGCGTTTGCACAACGCCAAGCAACCAGTGGTACCGTGACGCTACCGGTGGGTGGAGAAAGAAATGAACGACGATTACGATGCGCGAGGCTATGGAGGCTGAACCGCACCACCGGAACGATTTTTACGAAATTAACGAGGGGGAATAAGCATGACCGACGTATCTTTCAAAATCCAAAATCGATGGAACAGCGCAACTCAGTACGAATGCGTTCTCCCGCCCGAGATCGCCGCCAAGCCTCATCGCGATCAGCTCGGGTATGCCATCAAGAAGGCTTGTAACGAGAACGCGGACCTGAGCGCTGCGGACCTGCGCGGTGCGGACCTGCGCGGTGCGGACCTGCGCGGTGCGGACCTGCGCGGTGCGGACCTGCGCGGTGCGGACCTGCGCGGTGCGAACCTGCGCGGTGCGAACCTGAGCGGTGCGAACCTGCGCGGTGCGGACCTGGGCGATGCGTACCTGGACGGTGCGAACCTGAGCGGTGCGAACCTGCGCGGTGCGGACCTGGGCGGTGCGAACCTGCGCGGTGCGAACCTGAGCGGTGCGAACCTGCGCGGTGCGGACCTGGGCGATGCGTACCTGGACGGTGCGAACCTGAGCAGTGCGAACCTGGGCGGTGCGTACCTGGACGGTGCGTACCTGGACGGTGCGTACCTGGACGGTGCGGACCTGCGCGCTGCGAACCTGCGCGGTGCGGACCTGGGCGGTGCGAACCTGAGCAGTGCGAACCTGGGCTATTTCAAACAAGACCTTATTGCCGAAGTCTTGCGATTGCCGGATGAGCTGGAGGCGCTCCGCCTTGCTCTAGTAGAGGGCCGCGTTGATGGCTCGACGTACTCTGGTGAATGCTCGTGCCTCGCCGGCACCTTGGCTAAGGCGCGTGGGATTGAAGAGTACGATGGGACAACCATCGAAGTCGGTGCCGTGGCATTCCACGCCTCCCCCTACTCACCGCGTGAGCAATGGTTCTCGATGATCAGGCCGGATGACAAGGCAGAAGATAACCAAGCTGTCTCTCTGGCCATCGAGTGGGTCGATGAGGCAATCGCGATCCGCGACAACATCCGGAAGCATGTACTGTGAGGAAATAAAATGAGCCAAGATCAGATTGAAATCCCAATGCCCGTCGATTTGGTTTTTGCCACACCTACCGAAAAAGCTCTTGTCGAGTGCTTAACTGCCATCGCCACCATGAAGCCTGGTCAGATGATGTGTATCTATGGTGCGGCGTTTCAATGCACCGCGAATGCCAGATTCCCAACCGGACCTGTGACACACGAGGCAAGTAAATGAGCATAAAATGAAACAGCACCTGACCCCCGCCGAGTGCGACGCGCTGTGGGAAAAGGCCAAGGGAATTAACAAGACCTCCTGGCATTATACGTACGCCCAGCTCGTAGCCGATCACATTATCGCGAAGACGAAGAAGCAGCTTGCCAACAAGCAACGCTTGTCTTAAGCATTCTTTTGGGGATACGCCGCGACCCCGGAAGTTACGGACCAATGCGGCTTTTCACGGAGACAACACATGCGTAAACTTTTCATTATCGCCTTGACGCTCGCTCTTCCGGCTGCGGCCATGGCGCATTCCTCGACTCAGGGTTCTCTTGGTGCTGGCGGCGCTGTTTCGGTATCGGGCGGTAGCTCGGTATCCTCCAGCTCCTTCGGCGGCAACACCCAGGGCTTCACCACCGGCAGCGCGACATCCGGTGTGAAGAACGGCGTTAACTCGACCCAGACCTACGCGACCAACGCCGCGACCTCCGGCGCCAAGTCCAAAGGCAACGCGGGTACGACAGCCGGCAGCACATCCCTGGGCGAGAGCCTCGGCGGCTTCGTCGGTGGCGGCGTGTCTGGCTTCGGCGGGTTCTAAAACA